CTAACATTAGGCATAAAAATACTGTTGATGTCATCAGCTACAGTATAAACGCCTCTAGTCTCGGTTAAAATTCTACCAAGCTCTTTTATGACCTCATCACCTTTACCAGCGTCACAAGTAATATCTGCAGTTCCGATTCCGTTATCGTCACCAGCAAATGATATTTCTATGTTAGTATCACTGGTTGCAGAAATAAATCTTATTGCATTTCCAGGTATCAAAATCTTCTCGTCAGCGTCTTTTATTAAAATTAAACAATTTTTCATATTTTCTAAATTTTTAAAGGTTAATAATTACGATGCACTTAAGATACCACAAGACAATGGGTTTCTAACAATGATTCCAGTTTCTGAAAGCACGTGTGCTTCAAATTTGTCATCAGCGTTAGCAGCCAATATTGCTTTTTGGTCATAAGGATTCACCATTCCAGCTACATACTTCTTGATCATACTTCTGTTAACTCCTTCAGCTCCTTTTGTAATTAACTCAACGTTAGATACACCAGAAGATTTTCCGAAGTCCATGAATACCATCTTTGCAGATTCTTTTAATCTGTTGTCACCAAATGAATTAGTTCCACCAGCTGCAGAATGCAAGTTAGGGTCATCAAATACAGGACAGTGAGCAATAGTAATCTTGTTACCTAATGCACTGTAAGATACAAAGTTCGCACCTAAGCTAACATCACCACTTACACCTGACATAGATCCGCCTGTGAACGCGCCCGCAGGAGCAACAATAAGATCTTTCATAGCTCTGTGGAATGCTAATCTACCTTCAGTTCCAGTAAATACAACAAACTCATTTCCTTCAGCTGATTGTGTATTTAATGAAATCTTAGCAATAAACTCAGTGATTATGTCTTCAGTTAAAGACCCCATAGAGTAAGTTGCTTGGTTAGCAGAATCAATCTGTGCTAATAAACCATCACCTGTAATTACCGAAGATGCCGTAGTTCCAGAAGTACCTAATGCAGAAGAAGAATAAGCGTTTGGTCTTTGTACTGTTGTATCAGTCACTGACTTTCTTCCGTACCATCTTTGTAATTCTTGCTGGTACATAAACTCATCCATCATCATTTGTTCTTTAGTAAAGTACCAAAGTCTTGAACCATTGTTTTCAATCCAAGATATATCAGTTAAATCTTTACCGCTTACAGAAACTTTTTTACGCATTGTTGTTAACCAGTTAACGTAAGTAGATGGATAAACATAGTTTTCACCTACATCAGCACCGTCTGATCCGTTAGGAAACGCAGATCCAATAGATGCAATAATAGCTTCATCAGCTACGTCAGTTAATTTTAGTGGTGACGTACTAGCATCTACCATTTCAAATTTAACAATTCGGTCTCCAGAAGCTCCTTGACCTGAATCATTTGATCTTGGGTCTTCAATTACTAAAGCTGTAGCGCCTGATTGAAATCTTACCATATCAAACTTGTTCAAAAAGTCTGGTGTTCTGCTTGAAGCAGTACCATCAATTAAAACTTCAAATTCATCACCGTTTGCATCTGCATTTGCAACATTTACTGTTGAAGCTGCAGTTGGAGATGAAGTAAAAGCAGTATCAGTACCGCCTTTGAAGAAACCTGTTGAAAATGATGGAGCATTGTATCTACCCATCACCTTCCATTCAAAAGAGTTGTCCCCTAGGACTTTCTCTGTTGCAAAACGACCAGTTCTTTCTAAAAGATAAGTCGCTGCATAACGAGGATACTGTTGAATTAGCGTTCTTGCAATCTCTGGGTATTGCATTAAGGCTGTATTCAAAGCATTCTCTGCCGTTGTTCCAGAACCATAAGTTCCAGTATACACTTGTGCCATTTTTTTAAATTTTATTAATTAAACATTATTTTTACTTGTTCAATTAACTTTCAACCATAAGCAGACTTTGTCTTTTCTTTTTCAGCTTACTCGCTCATGAACGCTTTTGGATCAAACTTACCTGTCTTCACTTTGAAGTTAGATTTGCCCTTTCCAGTGTTAAGGTTCGGTGAGACTATACTATCCATGATAGCGGCTTTGCCGTCTTCTAAACCTTGAGAACGAAGAATTTTTTCAATTTGCTTGCGATATAACATAAACATTGCAACATCAGCAACATTGGCATGATTTGCGTAAATGTCTTTCATTAGATCGCCAGTAGCATATCTGTAAACCTCTTCTTTCTGTTTTTTTGTTACTTTCCCGCCCATGAATTCGTTCATGTTTTTTATTTGTTCTTTTAATTCTTTTTTTGCTTGTTCTGCTGCTTGCTTTCTTTGTTCTTCGTTTTGTTGTGCTTGTTGCTGTGCATAAGTTGTTTGTTGATCTATAGCATTATTTATAACTCGTCTAATGCTTTTTGCTTTCATCTTCATCATACCAGAATCTTCCAATTTATCTAAAGATTCTTCTATTTCTGAATCCTCTATACCGTCAGCCTTTAATTCTTCGGCTACTAAATCTCTGTCTGAGTACTTTAAATAAGATTTGAGTTCAGCCACCTGATCATTTACTGGAGCTTGTGGAGTTTGTTTTTCTTGTACGTTTTTTTGTAATGCATTTATTGCGTTTACAAAATCTTCTTTTGATGCAGTGTCTATACCAAGCTCTTTTCCAAATCTACCCCAATCTAATTCCGTTTCCGCAGGTTTTACTTCTTCTTTTTGACCTGCAGTTCCCTCCCAGTCATACTCTTCTTCTTGCTTATCTTCTTGACCATCTACCTCAACTTTATCCCAAGAAAATCCGTCTTCATCTTGTTCCGTATCTTCTGTTTTCGTTTCTTCAACCTCTTCTTGTTTTTCTTCTACCGCCTCTACCTTTTCTTCTTTTGGATTGTAAATTTCATCACCAGCAAAAGCTAATGGATTAAAGGCATCTTTACTTTCTGTTGTTTCTGTAGATGGTGTTTCTACAACTTCATCTACTAATTTTGATTCTTCTGACATTTTTATTTTATTTTAATTAATATTCCCTGATTTGCAAATATACAAAATTATTATTATAAGTTTTCAGCTACTTTTTTAAGATCATCAGCAGATGTTCTAGTTGGAGTACGTTTTTGTTCTTTATCATCTTCTCTTTTCATGTCCTCCAGTTTGTTTTCTCTATTTATATAATATTCAGCCGCCTTTTTACTGACTTCATTTCTTTCTTTAGTATCATGTATATCTCTATCAACTTCAGCTTGTATTTTAGCAACTTGCATCCTAGACTCTGCGCTAATTTGTGCAACTTGTAGTTTTGCCTCATTATCCATTTGTTTGAGTTGTGCTTCAGCTTCAAACTTGGATTGCTCAGCCTGTGCTACTACTTGTTGAGCTTGAATTTGTTGTTCTGCAGTAAGCTCTTGTTGTTTTTTCATTTCGTTCATAGCTTGTTGCAATACTTTTTCGGCTTCAGTCATAGTGTCTGCCTTAAGAACCTTTACAACTCCTAGCATATCTATTGTTCCAGCCTGTAGTGCAGCTTGTGCTAACTGTTGTACTACCTGTTTCATAGAATCGTCTTTGCCACTATCACCTACATACACACCATAGTCTTGCAGAGCTATGTCTGGCATAACGTTCAAAAATTTATATGCTCCATCTCCTAATATCATACCAGCTTTTTTACCATTTGCCCAACATATCTTCATTAAGTTACAAACTCTTTCCATAACTCTTTGTTTGCATTCAGAATGTGAATAAAACCAGCTTTCTGTTATGGTTGCGCTTTGTACTACACTTCTTTGTACATTACCTACGTACTCATATTGTCCAACGGCACCTTCTCTTTGTCTAGACACGCCTGATATTTGACCAGCCATATCTTCTAGCATTACTTTTAAGTTAATAAGTTGCTGAACTGACTGTGATAATGTAAAGTCTATTTGTTGAAACTGATTGAACGATTGTAATTGGTTACCCTCATCTTTTGAATTGATAGGTATTATACCGTCTGTTTTCAAATGATATAAAACTTGAGACATATCCATACCAACATTTGTCGGTAGTTGTGATACGTCATAAACAACAGCTTTACCCCCCGATCTAGCCATAGCAAGTTCTATTTGGTATACCACTATGTTGTAAAGCATCTGTATATTGTCTAAAAGATCAACCATAGATGTTGATTTACCAGTAGTATTTCCGTATATACACCCAACATATGAAAGTGGTGTTTTACCTGGATCATCTACACTTCTTACTTGATTATCCCTACGTCTAGCATTAACCAATATCTTACCACCTATCATAGTAGCTTCCCATATATCGTCTACCCATTTGGTTTCTATAACTTCACCTCTTCTTTTTTTGTAAGTATCTGGAACTAACTTTCTAAATGGTCTTTCTGGGTTATATTTGTTTTCAGAAACCTTAAATCTCAACGCACGTAACGATTTCCACTCACAACTAACTACTCTAATGCGATTATCTCTCCCGTGCGCAGCATCTATCCACTCAAAACTACTGTTGTAGTTGTCCATATCTCCTCCTACGTATAAATTACGCATTTTATCCAACTCTATAAGATCGTCTGTTGTTAAACTATCTTTATATTCGTCATTTATTTCGTTTACAGATAAATATCTTTCTTCTCCTACCCAACCTGCATCATCTAAAAAATCTGAGTGAAAAGAATCATCATATACTATGTTTCTTGGATCAACCCTTCTAACATACGGGTCTCCATTTTGTATTGATATTTTGTAAAACTCTTTTCCTGTCACCAAGAGGTCTCTAAAACCTTCTTTCATGACATCTTTCAAGTTGTATCTGTTTGTAACATATTCTAAACCATCTTGAGCAGTTTCTTCTACCATTTCTCGGTAGTTATATTTCATGTATGTATCTATGTCTTCAGGCACTGGCATTCCTTGTCCTTCCATAAGTACATCTATGTTCATTTGCTCTTGCATATCTTTATGAAAGTCCTCTAATAAACTACGCATCATCATACCTACTTTGTGATCGTGTTTTCTTAACACAGCAGATTTGTTTACTGTGGTAACTTTAATATCCATAGGTCTTCTTAGCTCTTCTCCTACTAATAAATCAATTTTAGGCGATATAATAGGGTAGTTTACCAATCTAGCAGGGTATGTCAATCCATACTGCTCTGTGATATACGAATAATCGCCTTGCGATAACTGTCCATTGTATATTTGATAATTTCTTATATCCTTTGTCCTATTTGAGTGGTATTCGCCACTTTCATGTCCCATATATTGCGTCACAGCCAATAAAACAGACCTACACCAATCTTCAGTCTTGTCTTTTTCTGCAATCACCATTGATGGCATTGATTTGTACGTTTTCTCCATTTTTAATTTATTTGTTGAGGTAATCCATTATACCCCATTTTGTAATATCTTAGTCCTATGTCTACTATATCTTGTTCTTTTTCTCTTACCTGCATTCTATAATTATCTATATTGTGAATTAGACACAAACCAAAGGCCATAGCGCGGTCTGTGTTTTGTAAACCATAGTTTGCTAACTCATCAATAAGATCTAAAAACCAAATATCCTCTACGCTCTCCCTTAAGTAATCATCTATTAGATCTTCTAACAATGCTTTTACTTGTTTGTTCATGTGCACGCCATACCTGTTTCTAGTCTTAGTTCCAGGGTTGTGTGCACTTTCTGGTTTTTCTTTTAAATATTTTAGAGCGTTCATACGCTTAAAATAATCTAAAATACCTATTTTCGTATATTCAACCAACATTTTTGCGTTGTAATATACAGCTAATTTTAAACAGCCGTCCCAAAAATCCTCTTTTTTTTCTGGTCTATCTGTATATTCAGCCACTACGTAATCGCTTGACATATTGGTATTTGCAAATCTACGATAAATTATTGCACTACCCAAAGATTCTGACGCTCCAGCTTTGTCTTGATCATAAGAATCAATACCACCTATGTCTAAATTTTTGTATTCTGGCTTAGGGTGTGATAATATTTTGTAAGGACCATTAGGGTCAGGCCTCCACCTTACTATTGGCTCTTCTTGACCTAATTCCCAGTCTAAATACCCTCTTTGTATTTGACTTCTATGATCTTTACTTGACAAAATTCTTGATCGTTGTGCGTTTAGTAAAGATATGTCAAATCTAGCGGAATGCGTATTCAAAAACGCTTCTTCTATTGTAAGCGGATAGTTTTGTATGTGTAAATTGTACGCTTCATTGTCCCCAGAGCTTTGTATATCTTCTCTGTCAGCAATTAACTTCTGTTTTGCAGCTTCTTCGTCCTCTTTACCTGTTTGTATGTTAAAGAACCCATAATATGCTCTAGAAGCTGGTATAAATACTGGTATTAAGTTGTATGCGTCTGAACTATAGTACATATCCATAAAATCTTTACTAGCTTTTGATATGTCACCACCTGTTCCACCTACAATAGGCACTCCAAATTGTAAATCACCATCCATAAAACATGCTTTTGACGACATATAAGCGTTTTTAAGCTTTTTGAACTCTCCAGCTTCTTCAAAAACCATAAGAGACACCCTTTCACCCTTAAATACCTCTGGATTGTCCATAGTTCTGCATATAATAGTGGACTGATAGCCTCCTATTTCCCATTTTCCGTCTTTATTTTTTTGTTTGTAGCCAGAACGCATAATACCATCAGTATCTTTTAGTACAGAGTGTTTAAAATTAGGATGTATACCATTCAAACCTTTTTTTGTTTTGTCAAAGAACGCATCTGCTGTTGCTTGTAGTCCTGCTGCTACTCCAACGTCATTAAATGGGAAAAA